CACGCCCAAGGCTTGTATCAATTCAGTTGAAAAGATTGTTTCCATATTTTTATGTTCCTAAAAATTGACAGCCAAAAGTGGTGCTTTCGGCATCACCGCCGATAATATTCAAATTTCCGCCCGAATCTTGATAAAAATTAACTTGAACATAATCATTGGCCGCCAAATAAATTATTCCCGAAGACGATAAATATCCATTGGCCGTTCCGCCATCAGTTGAATTATGCGATTTTTTAAAATAATATGTTCCTGAATTTTTATCAAAACGCATTGCTCTGATGCCGGTTGCGTTAATGGCATATTGGACAGTGGCGAAAAAGAAATAATATCCGGCAGTGGCAATCGTAATTCTTTGAGTATTGGAAGAAGTGGAATGATATGAATCCGTGTCAAAAGATTCAGAATTAAATAAAACATTAGCCCAAGCTCCCGAAGCGTACAATTCCGAAGCGGATTTATATAAAAGACAGCCGGAAAAAGTCATTACATCGGTAAAATTTTGGTTTCCTTGCGCTGATTTAATTTGCGTATTCGCTGAAAATGTATTTGTTATGGTTAGTTTTGGCATAAATTTTAAGATGGAGCGGATGGTATCCCTTCGCTTCGGACGACATCAAGATTTCTGCTGATGTCTTCTATGCGATAAGCAATATCTTCCGCTTGCGTATTTAATTCTAATGTTATTGAATCGTATTCATATTTAATGGTTTTAACTTGCATCGGCAAGCCGATTGAATACCGTATATCAAAATCCCAAAAATCCACATCCCATAAGGCGACATCCCATTCGGTTATTTTGCTTTCATAATTCGGATGCAAAATTTGGACAATATCCCCGACTTTTATACTTTCAATGTCATATCCTTTTGAGGTATCCGCTGAATCATCTATCACTTTAATACTGACGATAGATATAGGATGATCGTGTTCATCCAGATATTTAGCGGCTATTGTTTCCGCCGTTCCCGCGACTGTCACCCGTTCGTCTGACATCCTATGTTCGCGCGTTCCAAAAGCCGAGACGGAACTTGTCCGCGTATATTTTTTGTATAAAGGCGGATTGCCTCCGCCTTTGAAGTATATCACATTTTTCAATTCATCTATTGATTTTCTGGCATTGATTGAAATCACTTCTTTTCCCAAATATAATTTATGATCCGTATCCAAATTTTTTTCCGCCAGATAAATCGTGTTAGAAGCGTCAATATACCAATACCACCAAGCCGGACATAATTCCAAGATTTTTTGAATCGCCTCTAAATATGTGATAAAAGTGAAAGTATATGATATAGCCGTAGCGGTATTTTCCACGCTCGTCGCCGTATAATCAATTGCGCCATTATATTTGTCTATAATATCTTTTAAAATTGTTGACGGATCTTGCGAAGAATACGCCACCTCCGTATTAGAGCCGTCTTTCAGCAATTCATTGGCCAGAGTCGTCATTTGCGATACTATATGCACGCGGACAAATTCTTTTCCTTCTTCATCGCTTAAAGGTTCGTAATTAGTGATCAAGCCTTCATAAATCTTTGTGCCGGCGGTTTCATTTTCGCCTTGCACGAAAGTTTGCACCTTATACCCGAAGATAATACTCGTTCCCTCATAATTTTCGCCGAATTCTTTAAGTGTCAGAGCTAAATCAATATTCATTTCGCCCATTCCACCATTGATTTCCCAAGTGAAAGCCGGTTTATTCATCACGATAAAAGGATCAATGGTCGCGATATAAGTTGAACCATTATAGATTTTATGAAGAAATTGTTTGGTTATTCCGCTCATATTATAAAAATAAAGGGCGATAAATTAAACGCAAATCTATATTATGCGCTTGGCTCCAAACGACAAATTTAAAATTATTTCCGCCCTGTACGAATTCGGGAAAATATCCGGTATAGTCAATGGCTGTTCCATTGAGCGTCACCGTATAATCATCCGTATTGATTAAAAGAATATCAGCGGCGGTAAATCCGCTTGCAGGCGTTACCGTAATTGTTTGTCCGGTATTCGTATTCGTGAAAGATATTTGCGTCATTGCCGTTTCCGAATTGACAATCATTTTGATTATCGGCATCGGCTTGTATGTGCCGGAAGCCGTAAAATCGCTATTGGTCGTGCTATTGGTCAATCCGTTAAATTCCGCCGTGGAAGTATCAATGGCTTGACCGAAAGGCGGATTGCCGATTAAAAAAGAAGCTTCAAAAGGCGCAAAAGTTATATGATAATGCGCCCGAATTATTTTAAAAGAATTGCAAGAAGCGATAAAACGGCGCGTACCGGAAGCATATTGAATATCCAAATTCTTTTCTTTGCGATTCAAGAGTTCTTTTAAATCATCTATCTTGTCTTCCAAATCGTCTATGGATGAACCGGCTATGCGCCCGCGCACGCGAATAATGCGCGGCGCGAAAGTATCGGAAATAAACTTGCCGCCTTCTTTTCGTCCCAATCTTTGAATATTTATTTCCCGATGATCCACGCTTTCGTGTTCTATCTCTTGTATTTGATAAGTGGAATCTTGCAAACTTACCGCGTCAAAAGAAATTGTCCGGCGAGCCATATTATGCTCCTATCCGCATCAATCTCAGGTCTTCACCCAAAGATCGGCGCACTTCATTGATAATGGTTTCTAAATCGGTATTGTTTCTGACTATCGGATTATTAAAATTCACGGTAATCGCTCCGCCCGTTTGATTATTCGGCAGAATCCGGCCTCCGCCATTCGGCACAAATGTTTCCGGCCCTTGTTCCCCGACCAGATAAGGCCGGCCGGCCGATACCAATCCGCCGTGCTGTTTGCCGAATAAACCGCCAATATCCCCGACAATTCCTTTAACGCCTCCGCCAAACGCGCCTTTCATAGCGCCTTGTATGTCGCCCGCCTTGTCAAGAATCCATTTAAAACCGTCAATAGCTTTATCAAGAGCGGTGGCGATAAGATTGATTGCGGCGGCGGCCGCCAATAAAGCGGCTACAAGAGTTCCGGCCGCGCCTATACCTATAATTTTTAGAGCCATTTTAATAACATCTTGATGATCTTCCCATAATTTTTTTACAGCTTCAATCGCCGGCCCAAAATGTTCTTTTAATAAAGGAATAACCACATCCCGAATCGGCGGCACTAATTTTTCCATTATAAATTTTTGCGCGTTATTTAAAAAATCGGTGAATTTTTCCGAAGTGACGAAGGCGGTTATTTTTCCGGCGAATAATGTAATAATCGGCGAAAGTTTTTCGCCGATGACTTCTCGCACATCGCTAATCGCATTTTGCATTTGTTTCATTTTTCCCGTCATTGTTGTTGCTGTTTCTTCCGCGAATCCGCCAAAATTTTGGCGAACAATAGTAGTAATCGCATTCAATCGTTCTTCCATTGTGCCGGTTTTCAGCAATTCGGTTTGCGCCTCGGTCATTACCACGCCCACTCGTCTTAATGCTCCGGCTAATCCAGCCACATCTTCTCCGCCGATCGCCTTGCCGAGTAAGATAGAAATTTGTTGCAGATCAGCTTCTTGCCCGCCAGTTTTTTCCAAAGCGGACGCCATATCAAGGATTGAGGGCGTTAATTTTTTAATTTGCGTATCATTCAACATAAAAGTTGAAAGCATTCCTTGCGCCGAAATTATTTGTTCATCGCCAAAAGTTGTCACTTTTTGCAATTCAGAAGCATAAGCCGTTAAAGAATCAACGCCTTTTTCCCATTCGGGAGTCGTGTTTTTAAGGCCGGCGCGAAGCCGAGCGATTGCTTGTTCTTGCACGCTAAAATCTTTTATGGAATCTTTAATTAAATTTGTTCCGATTGATACGGCTTTTTTAAAAACATCATAAGCGGCCGTTCCTACGGCGACAGCCGAAGACAGCTTAAAAAATGATGTTTCCATCCCTTTTATTTTAGAGGAAGCATTATCTTTCGCGTCTAAAATTACGGATAATTTTGTCTCGGCCATATTATTTTTTTCTTAATTCTTTGGATTCTTCAATCATTTGTTCGGATAATATTTGAATCAACCATTGCGGCTGATTCAGATATTCCTCATAAGTCCATTTCATTTCGCGGCATAAATGCATTACGCTTTTTTTTTATCATCGCTTTTGGTGATTTCGTCAATTTTCGTTTTGATCTCGTCGAAATCTTTCTTACTTTTAAAGTTGAGAATCGCGTCAAGAATATTTTTCGCTTCTCCGTCAACCGAGACGACTGCTTGCTTGATCGCCTCATCTTCCGAGCCCTGTATCATTTCGGGCGAGGCCTCAAAATGCGCCTTGCCCAATTCATCTATCTTGCCCGCCGTCAGATATATGGCTTCAATCGCCCGCAATTCGCGCACGGTCAAATAAGTCTTCATTACGATTCTGTGTCCATTGGTTGTCGTAAACTCAAAAGTTTCTCTGTCCATAATTTAATCTAAGGTTAGCCAATAATTTAATAACTTACTGCCGTATTTGTCAGTACGATACTCGATACCGCCGCGTTGCCGCCCGATACATCTCTTAACGCTTTGAAGTTTAATTTTTGCGTGCCGATTGCGTCATTGACTCTGTCCCCCTCCCAGTCATAGAAATGCACTCTTGGAAAATTGATTTGTATAGCCGGATTGCTGGACGCGCCGATTGTCACTCCGGTATTGATGAATTCAATGCGTAAAGCGCGGTAAGAATTATTAAGCATATAATCTTTATATGTTTCATTTTCCAAATTAAGCATCAATTCGCCGTCCGCTGAAAATTGCTGATTATGAATTTCTTCCGGCGTCGCCGTGCCAAGTGTATGGTCTCTCATCACATTCTTTCCAAAATTCGCCTTGACTGATTTTATGGATAAAGCCGAAGCCGCGCCAAGAGAAGCAAGATCAGCCGCTATCTTTACGCGCGCGTGCGTAGCCGTGAATTTATTTTCCGCCGTATAAGTCGCCGAACGGGAAACATCCGCGCCCGGACGCGATATGAAAGATGACGCATACTTGACAATTTCGCCCAAGGCCACTTCAATGCTCAAGCTATTAAGCATTGCCAAGCGGAATTCAATATCTTGACCGGTCAATGGATCATCTACCGTAATGCCGAGCGATTGGTGCGAATTGGTTTGCGCCAGTGTGAATGTGTGATTGTAAGCCGTTGTTTCCAAAACGGCTGATGATACTGTTCCGAGCAATCCATACAATAAAAGCCCGAATGAAGCGTCTCTAATTTCTCCGGCAATATCGCCCTCGCCATATCGCGCCACCACATAAGATTCGTGAGCGTCTTCAATTACGCCCAATGATTCTTCCGATACGACCTTTTCCGCTCTCTCATCCAAAGAGAACGATGTACGAGGCAGCCAATATGTCGGCGCGCCGCCCGCGCCTCTTGATGCCTCCTTGATTAGTCCTAAATTGCATAAACGGCCAATTCCTTTTGACATAAAATTTTCCTTTCTTTAATATTTAATAATTTTAAGAATTATCCACTGAAATGTGGACTGATAATTTAATAATCGCTTTTAATAATTCCTTTTCGGGAATTTCTTCATAACCGGCGAAGACTGGCCGAGTATCAATCAGCATTTTTCCGGTTGGCAAAGAAATGCCCGATAATTGTTTGTCTTCCGCGAATGAATCAAGAATATCATCGCAAACATCGTACAAATTATCCAAAGCGTCCGCCACGGCTGTTTTTTGCTGGTCATATTGATAAAAAATATGGCATTCAAAAGCATAAATTCTCTCATCTTCCGTATTGGTCTCGTAATCTCCCGAACCTTCCGCCGGAATAATAAAGGCCGAAGGAAAGCCGGTAAAATCAAAAGTCTTCTCCGTCTTTACTTCTTGCAAAGTGGAAATTCCTTGAAGTTTCGCGATCATTTTGTTTTTTATGATTCTATAAGTATTCATATTTTTCCCGCAGTTTTATCCGCTATGTTTTTTAATGCTTGCGTAAAAAAGTTTTTAATATCGCCCATTGATTTTTCCACACCCACTTTTAAAAATTGCCGGACAGTTGAAGGATTTTTCGGTTTCCTGCTTAGTGGATATTCAGCCGTTCCTTCGTGTATTTTTATCGCATAATTCGCAGTGGGTTGTATTTTTCCCTTGAAGGGCGCAAAGCTTGTTCCCTCTTTAATCGATCCTCTCAACCGTCCGGTATCTATCGGCGTTATCGGTATGGTTTTTTCCGTAATCTTAGCAACGCTTTTTTTAATCGCGATATCAATCTCTCTGGCTGACAATTCCGGCCATTGTTTTAATGCTTTTTGCAGTGCGCCCAATTTCGGAATACTTATTTTAATTTCCATATTTTCATTGAGAGATTAAAGAGAGATATGCTTCCAAGTGTTCGTTCATTGCTATGCCCCGCCCTTTTTCATTCACTCCTTCAACATTATAGACATTGCCGTCGCTATCCGTTATCTTATCGCCTCTTTGTATATTCGCGTTAATGTCCACATAGGCTTTATGGCTTATCTCTGTCACTCCATAGCTTCCCGCATTAACCGGTAAATCGGAAGTTTGCCTGATATAGCCGTCCACTGTGCCGGTCGCTACAAAATTCTTTTTCCCGCCCGAGACTGTTGATAGTCTCCTGATGATTATTGACTTTTGAAAAAAATGTTCCACACTCATAATTCATAAAAAATTAAAATCCTGAAGGCCTCCGATATTTGTCCAAAATGGCTCTTAATTCTTCATCTATCATTACTTGTTTTCTGAATGTCACGGAATAATCCCCAATGCTTTCCGATACTACATTGGGCGACACGCGCCGATTTTTATATGCGGCGGTGATTAGTTTCCAAATAGCATATTCCAAGTCGCCAATGCTCAATGATTCCAAGGTCGCTCCCCCGCCGTCATTGTCAAAGGCGTATCCGGCCGTATAGCTTGCGCGGTAATGCTGGGGAATATCCGCGAAAGAGCCATTGACATATTGGACGATTCCTTGCGCGTATTTAATAAAATAATCTTGGGCGGGGATAGTCGTGAAAGAGCCGGAATTATCGGCGGAATCCCTTACTTGAAGCGTGAATGTTTCGGATGACGAAATCGGATATTGCTTTAAAAGAATTTTATCAAAAGCATTGCCGTCATATAATTCATTGGAGTAAGCCGTTTCTAAAAAACGCCGGTCGCAATAACTTTCCGCGAAATCCGAAACCATATTGATTAAAGATGTAATCAAATCGTCATCTTGCGCTCCGCCGATCTCCATAAAAGACTTGGCGCGGTTGAGAGTGGTTAAAGAATGCGATAAGAGAGCCATATTTATTTTTTCTTAATGCGGTATTTTCGTTTGCCTTTCGGCTTCATCATTTTATTGCGATAATCTTTTTTCATATTTTTGTCTCCCAGCCTCTATCCCCCGTAAAGAGGGATAGGAGGTTCAGAGGCAAAGTTATTTCTAACTTACGCCGGTGTTTGTAATCTCGCGAAAACTTCTGGTCAAAGCCAATTCGCCATCTACTCTTTCCTCGGCTAAAATTCCCAGCAAATTTCTCTGCCATAAACTTACATTGGCTCCGCCCAGCGACAAAGAAGCCTCGGTTGAGGTTCTGATTGTCAAGCCTTTGCGCAGTCCAATATAGTAATAGCTTAAATCGCCGAAGAAAATTGAAGACGAAGGCAAGAAATTTGACTCATAAACCGGTCGTCCTTTAAGCGAAGGAATGCCCGATTCCGTGAGAATGGAATTTTGCTCTAAAAGATACCGATTATTGGAATCTTTTAATTGAGACACCGCCTCAATCGTCCGGCCATTCATCAGCCAAACCGCTTGAGCGCGGTAAGCCTGAGGAAGCCGCCAATAAGCCGCGTTGATGTGGTCAAATGACAATGCGCCGCCTGCGTCTTGCGACGGAAGCGTGTAATTGTCAATGCCAGTCGGCCGGCTTGTGCCATTACCAGTCAAGAAAGCGCGATCTTCCTCGTTGGCAATAGCTTCACCCATACGATTAGTTATGATTCGCACCATATCAAAAATCGCATCTTCCATAAGTTCCTCGGTCAAAGTCACGATCCCCGATAATTTGTAAGGGGTAAGAGTCACTTGAGCGAAGGTCATAGAAGTGGTGGATTTATTGGCATTTTCCGCTCCCCACGACATTTGCGGCTTTGTTGCTTCAACTGATAGATTCAATTGATTTGATGTCATAGTAAGGACTGTTGCCAATCCTCGCACGATCGCCACATCGTCAATAATGGGAACGAGAATATTAGACCAAATAGTCGGAACCAAGAAGCCGCCTTCCGCATTAGTTCCTTCATTCAAAGGTTCCAATTTGGTCATTGCTTCATCAATGCCTTTTTGATTTTTTTGAGACATTGCTTTAATTAGTTTTCCGACATTTTCCACGGCGGATTTTTTCATCGTCAAATCCTTGCCTTTTGAAGTGGTGCGGAAAAGGACTTCTCCTTCCTCAACTTCCATTTTTTCCACTTTCATTTTGGCTAATTTTTCCTCATTTTCTTTGGAAATTTTAGCTTGGCTTTCGGTAATTTGAGCAATGATTTTTTCCGCTATGGCTTTGGCCTGTTCTTCCACATTTTCGGCCGGAACTTCCGTTTTCGGTTCTTCAACCGGCGGAGTTTCCGTTTCGTTTTCCACTTTAACATCGTCAAGATAGATTTTTTTGCCGTCTACTGTGATAAATTTCTTCATACTATTTTTTCAAGATTTTAAGAGCGTGTTCTACCGCTCTGTCCACTATCCGCAAGGTGCGCGTTAATTCGGCACTGCGGGATTCGACCTTTTGTTTTTCAATCTGTCCGGCGTTAGAGCGCGAAACAGCGTGATTATCAGTTGGGGGATTTTCCGTCAGATCGGCGTTTTTTATCACTTCGCTTAAAGCATTCTGCGCTTGTGTCATTGAATCCATTGCGTTGGCGATTGTTTTTCTGTTGGCATCGGATAAAACTCTACCCGCTTTCACTTCCTTTTTGCTTTTCGCTTCGCACGCTTCATCGCACATAGATGAGGCCATTGCGACCGCTTGATCTCGTTCCATATCAGGATTTTCTTTCATAATTTCCGGTATTTTTCTTGATACGCAATCATCTTTTGATTCTCCGTCCATTCGGCACATCGGGCTTTTTTCCTCATTTTGCTTTTTTACTTTATTTTGAAATTCTTTAAATTCCCGCGAAGTCAGAGCTTCTTGATTGGCCGGCACATTCACCACGGATATTTCCAATAATTCCATATTATTTATTTCACCATTGGGGCCGAATTGCTTCGGCATAAAGCCCACGCTGAAAGCGTTGAGAAAACCGCCCTTCATCAAATCAGCCACTTGTTTGGCAAATTCGCTTTCTTTTGAGGCAAATTGAGCGTTAAAACGCAATTCATTGCCTAAAATGCCTATATCCGTCACCTTGCCAATCGGCAATTCGCGCGAATCGTGCGCCCATAAAAGCACCGGATTCTTTTTGAAGTTGTCCAGTTGCCAGCCCGCGGCCATTAGAATATCGCCGTCCCTATCCATTGATCCTGAGGAAGCGACCGCGCCGACAATATCTTCGCCTTTGACTTCGGCAACATAGCCTTTTGCGTATTGTTTCATAAAAATAAATAAAAAACAGGCGGATATGGAATCCGCCCGCTTAAGGTCAAATTTTGCTTTTTTCTAATTTGTTAATTGTATTATATCTTATTTTTTCGGCTTGTCAAGAGATTCCAGTTCTTCAATTTTTTTTTGAATTTGAGTAAGCAATTCATTTTTTTGTTTGAATTGATTTTGCAAAACGCCCATCTCCCGCATTATTTCAAACGCTTGTAATTTTAATTTTTCTAATTCTGTCATAGTAAATTATTTACGGCTGTTGTCAATTTAATTTTAGCCGTATTATATTTAGCCAATAATGATGTTTTTTGAGTCGCGTCTAAAGCGACATCCTCAAAGATATTTTCTTGAACTTTGACTAAGATTGTATTGATTTCCGAAGCCGCTTCTTGGACTTTATTTAATAATTGTTGCGCTTCTTGGATTTTATCTAATGTTAACATATTGCTATATTTTTGTTTATTTAATAATAATTAAGCAGTTCTTTTAAAAATATATACTACAAAAAATGGGTTCATCACATCAAGAGCCGTTCCGCTTCCGCCCAAAGAGTGAGTATGCGCCGCTTCGGCTTGGTTTGTCGCAACCGTTGAACCGGTACCTGTATTGACATCAGCGACGGGACTTGATGATGATGCGTCAAAGGCTGTCGTCCAGCCAGTATTCGCGCCGGTAGCGACATTATTTCTTCTTTGCGTGTGAAGATGTGCATCTTGTGTG